ACTACTCATTTTTTGTATGCTAATGGACTCACGACTGAAATCACTTCCGGACAAAGTAAATTAGATGCCACTATTCAAATATCAACTGATGATTTTGATACGGTTTTAGATTGCGAAAGCATCAAATCGGAAACAGGTAATTCTTTTTTTACAATTCAAACTGATAGGGTTCCAAAAGGTAAAAGATTTAAAGTTAATGTGCGAGGTTCGGTAAAAGATTTGGGGTCAACTCCACAGACATATGATTATCTTTCATCAGATGGATTTACAACAGGAATAGTTGTTGTTGATGAACTTACTGGAGTGCAAACTATTTTTACTAAAGATGAAGACCCTCCTTCCATATCAAAAATAAGTTTTTCGAATACAGTCGTACATGCAAATGTTTCTGGAAAAGTTTTAGAAAGTAAAATACTTAGCGAAATAACCAGTCCGTCAGATTTATTGAATGTTCCCATCGACATGTCAGGTGAAACATTAGTTATAAATTTTAATGAGGGTATGAAAACAGAATCGATATCGGTTAATTCTCAAAACACTCTACCTATAGGTACAATACAATTATCTTGTGATAATTTCAACACTGTCGTTGAATTTGATGAGCCAGTTTTTACCGATAGACTTGAGGAAAATGATACAGTAAATTTAGTTCCAAAGGCGAATTTATCGAGCAATGTTGTTTACAGTTTAAAGGTTTCTAATTTTGTCTCTGATGATTCTCCCGAAGAAAATAAAATGTTAAAAGATAATGTCAGTTCTATTTTTGAAGTGACATTGAATGACGTTCCTTCAAATTCGACAAAACAATATATTGAAAAAGAAATCGTTAGAGGACTAAGAACTTTAACGGTAAAGAGTAGTGTAGGAACCCCTGCTACTGGTTATGATGCTGGCGCAAAATTCAAAGGTAGAACATCAGGTGCATTAGGACAAATTTTAGACTATGAATCAGGTGGACAATTAAAATTAGAAACAGGTTCTGATTTAAAATTAGAACCAGATAATGTTCAAGATTATTTTTTAATTTTTGATGGTGTTGATAATATAAAAAGTATAAGATTTAATGAGTTACCAGACATTGATGGAAAATATAGAAGTTTTATAAATGGAGAGGTTTGCGATTTCTTAAACGTGGACGGAACCGTTGACACAAATAAAAGATTTTCTATAGGCTCTACAACAATTTTACCTGCTCCTATTGCCACATCAATTAGATATGATGATTCGACAAGAAAATATATTTATCGACAAGAAAATTTATTATATACCTTTGCGAATGCTGACAGATTAATTGGAAAAATCAATGAAGGAAAAGCAAATACCTTTGACCCAATAGCATCTATTGGTCCTGGCTTCAAGACAGAATCAGTTGATTTAACGGCAAATGTATATTTTAGAAAAGAAGTTTTTAACTCGGAAACGAATCAAATGGATGATACCATAGTTTCGTTAAGTGATGGTCCACAAACTGGTATAAATCCTACGAGCAATCTTATAGTAGAATTTAATCAAACAATCAATACAGATACTATTATTATTAATACAACAGGAGCAGAAAATATTACACCTGATGACAGTGTAACTATATCATATGATAGTAATTTTCAAAATTCAATCACTTTAGATTCAGATTTTAAAGCGAGTAATAATGATACATACTTTGAGTTTAGACCTAAAATACTCACAGAAACTAATCCTATATTGCAATTGACACAAACCGGTGTGATTTATTGTCGATTAAAAAATACATTAAAAAATAAAGGAGGCGGAACTTTACAGAATTCAGGAATAACTGGTAATTTTCTTAGTTTTGCGAATACTGCAACCATTGCCGCTACGGCAAATTTTAATGTTAAAAAGGTTTTTGTATTATCACCGTCAAGAAGAGAAATGTTTGATGTTAGTGGTGATAAAATTTTAGGAGTAAATGTCAAGCCAATAATATCTGTAATATTTAATGAAGCTCTGAAGTCAGAAACTTCTCATACTTACACTATAGGGAGCGGACAAGACATAGAACTTTCTACACAATCTGATTTTTCAGGGGGACATTATACAGGTACAACAAGTTTTTTTGTATCAGGATTTCATAAAAATGAATTGTTGATTTCAATCGGAGATAATTCAGACTCATTAGTATCTACAGGAACAACGTATTACATGAGAATTAACACAAGCATAGAAAATGAAAAAGGAGTGTCATTACAATCAACTTCACTCGTTTATCATTTTCAAACAGATTAGGAGAATAAATGGCTTTAGTACCATCCTCATTGGCGGCACAACTTGAAAGTGCCTTACTTCAGGCAAAGGCGAGTACATCACCAACCGCACAAACTGAATTAGCACAACAAATGGCACAGGCAATAGATACATATGTTAAAAGTGCATTGGTAACTACGGTCGTATCAGGAACTGCGGTAGGAGGTGTTTGTACACCACTGGGTCCTGTAGCGGGAGCCGTTGTAACAGGAACAGGAACAGGTGCGCCTGGAGTGGGATTATCATAATGGCTTTAATATCATCAACATTGGCTACGCAATTAGAAACTGCTTTCTTGGCGGCACAGGCTGATACTAGTCCAACGGCAACCACAACTTTAGCAAATTCTATAGCATCTGCTATACATGCATATTTAATACAGGCTCAAGTCACAACAACGGATACAGGAACGGCCGTAGGTGGTGTCAATGCAAGTGTACTTGCTCCTCCTGCTCCTCCTGTTCCTGGACCGATAACCGTTCCTGCCGTTGTTACTGGGAGCGGAACTGGCTTTTTAACATAAATAATAATATGTCTTATTCAGCAAATAAATCACCAAGCGTTTCAACAGATAATGTATATGCATCTGATGATGTAGCTAGACAATTAGTAAAACAAAAACTTTCTAAAAACGAGTTTTATGATTTGGATTTGAAATTTACAAAAAATCCTAATACAGGAGATGTTTCTGCTAGAAGAGGAAGCAGTAGCGTAAAGCAATCTATTAAAAATTTAGTTTTGACTGATTTTTATGAAATTCCTTTTAAACCAGAAGTAGGTTGTGCGGTAAAATCTCTTCTCTTTGAACCAATGGATATTATTACGGAACAGAGAATAACAGATACGATAAGAGCCGTAATAGAAAATTATGAACCAAGAGTTGAGTTTTTATCGGTGAAAGTTAAAGCAGATGCGGAAAATCATGGGTATGATATAACAATAGTTTTTGGTTTAGTTAATAGTAATGAAAGAGAAACGATTTCAACTTTTTTATCGTCAACTAGAGGTTAATAATGGCAGAACCTAGTAAATTAAGAGTATCAGAATTAGATTTTAATGAAATAAGAAATAATTTAAAATCGTTTTTGAAGTCACAAGATAAGTTTAAAGATTATAATTTTGAAGGTTCGGTAATATCTTCATTACTAGATGTTTTTGCATATAATACACATTATAATTCTTTTTATTTAAATATGATAGCAAATGAAATGTTTTTAGATTCTGCGGTTACCCGTTCAGGATTAGTTTCATTATCAAAATTATTAGGTTATACACCTAGGTCGAGAGTAGGCGCTACTGCAAATGTAAATTTAACAATTACGCCAACGGATGCGCCTACAAATATTATAGTTTCTAAAAATACAAAATTTAATGCTGATATTGATGGTATTAATTACACCTTTATTACTGATAAAGCATATTCGGGTTTTGCCAATAATCAAAATATTGCAGTGACTATTCCTAATGTGACTTTAGTGGAAGGTGAACCATTACGGTTTACACATACGGTTGATACAAGTATCGAAAATCAGAGATTTGTAGTTCCAAATCGAGGCGTTGACCATCAGAGCATAAAAATAACTTTACAAGAATCGGAATCGGATACTAGAAAATCTGTTTATGAAAAAGCAACCGATTTACTCGAATCGAATAGTTCTTCAAATATATTCTTTATAGAAGAAGGTACTGATTTTTTTACTGAAATAAAATTTGGTGATGGTGTACTAGGAAATAATTTAAAAAATGGAAATATAATATTAATAGATTATAATCTAACATCAGGTATATTAGGAAATGGAGCTAATGTTTTTTCAGTTGCAACAACTGCCGGTGGTTATCCTTCTGTGACGATAACTACAAATTCACCATCAACTGGCGGTGCTGATGAAGAGACATTGAATTCTATTAGATTTAATGCTCCAAAACATTTTTCTGCACAAAATAGGGCAGTCACTAAAGAAGATTACAGAAGATTAATATTACGAGAATATCCTTTAGCGGAATCTGTTATTGTATATGGCGGAGAAGATGCGGACCCTCCAAAATTCGGAACTGTCTATGTAGGTATAAAACCTAGAGACGGTCTCTTTATTTCTTCTTCTATAAAAGAAGGCATCAAAAATAATATCATAAGAAAATATAATGTCGCATCGATTTCTCCAGAATTTGTTGATGTGGATTATTTAAATGTAAATTTAGTTTCACAAATAAAAATCGATACCAGATTAACCCAAAAAACTCCTCAAATTTTGAAGAGAAATGTTTTAGATACGATTAAAAAATATCAACAGACTTCATTAAATGAATTTACCGAAACTTTCAGAATTTCACAATTATCTCGAGCGATTGATGATGCGGATGCATCCATATTAGGAAATGATAGTTCTATTAGTTTAAAAAAAGAACTTATTCCTAATTTAACTGTTGCATTAGATTATATTATAAATTTCAGTAATGAGTTATACCATCCATATACAAATTTTGAAGGTACTTTAACATCTACTGAATTTACTTTTATAGATGATTTTGATGTTGTAAGACCAAATTGCAAATTTGATGATGATAAGGGAGACGTTAGAATTTTCAGAATGCAGGATGGACAAAAAGTTATTGTTAATGCTATAGCAGGTACAATAGATTATGATTCTGGAAGAATACAACTTAATAATTTTAAGCCAGAATCATTTGCAGGAAATTCTTTGGATATTAAAGTCATACCGCTAAACAGTGACCTTCAAGCAAAAAATAATCAAATAATTTTAATTAATGAAAGAGATGTTAATTTAAGTTTATTTGATTTATCGACAACTGTAGAAACTTCAGAAGTGTAAGATGTCATTTTATTCAGATACGGAAAATACAATACCAGTAAATCAGATATCAGATTTAATAACTCAGCAATTACCTTCTTTTATGACAGAAGAGGGAGAAGATTTTGCTGAATTTTTAAAAAAATATTATGAGTGGATGGAAAGTCATGAATTAATACTTGAAAATGCCGTTCAAAATGAATTCAAACTTCAACTTCATGATGAAAGAAGTCCAGGTCTTATAAAACTAGAAGATGATACTTTTCTAAATTTAGAAAGTACTAGAGGACCTAATAGCGGTTTTATCAAAGGCGAAAGAATAACAGGACAGAGCTCTGGAGCAACAGGTTTTTCTGATAGAAATAGTTTATTGACTGATAATATTTTGTTTCCATCAAATGTTACTGGTATAGATTTTGAACCAGGCGAAACCATTACTGGTGCAACTTCAAGAGTTTCAGCAACCGTTCATAATTATTATAAAAATCCATTATTCGCTTCCAGAACATTAATAAAAAATCGTGATATTGATACGGCGACAACTTTTTATATAAAACAGTTTGAAAAAGAATTTTTGTCTGAATTACCTGATACTTTATCAGGCTCAAAACCTTTAATAATGAAGCATATTGTAGATGTTTATAGAGCTAAAGGTTCAAAGGCATCTTACGATTTTCTTTTTAAAACACTATACGATATACAAGATTTAGAATACTATGCACCCAAAGATGATTTATGGAAAGCATCAGATGGTCAATGGGTGGCGGATAAGACTTTAAGATTATTAAGTTTTGATGATATATCAGAATTTGAAGGAAGAGTCGTAACAGGAAGAAAAAGTTTTGCGACAGGAGAAGTTGATAGAGTATTAAAGTTTAATTCTGGTTCTTTGTCCGTTACTGAATTATTTTTAAAAAATGTTATAGGAACTTTTGTCATAGGTGAAGATGTAGATAGTACAATATTGAATGGGTCTTTTGGAACAGGAAAAGTTCAAGGAGTTATAACTTCGATTGAAGTAGAAAATCCGGGTAAAGAATACAAGATAGGAGATTCAATTGAATTTTCTGGAGGTGGAGGTTTTGAAGCGTCCGCAGTTGTTAAAACTATCGCATCAGGAACAATTGCAGATGTTATTACATTTGATGGCGGTGATGGATATACTCCTGGATTGTTTTTTGACGTTAATAATTTCGGAACTCGTGGCTCAGGCCTTGAGGGTAAAATTACGGATGTTATAGAGACATTTTCGATACCAGTTTGTGGCGATAGAATAATCGACCATTACTACAAATATATAAATTCTACAGCCTATGGTATGGGAGGAAATCCCTTAAATAATGTACAACATTCATTAATAGAAACTCTTGGATTTGTGCATTTGCATACAGGAACAATTACCGATACTAGGATAACTACTATTGGTGTTAATTATGAAGAGTTACCTAAAGTTCATGTCACACATTCAAATACATTTGAATTAAGAACAAATAGTGTAGCAAAACTTTTAAATCTTAATCCAGACCCAGATGATTTTGGAAGAACTAATGCTATAACTGGTACATTTATTGCAGGCGAAAGATTGGTATCGAATACTGGGGATAAAATAGGAACTTTTTATGCAACAGTTAGCGACCCAGATGACATAATTACATTAAACGACCCATCAAAAATGAGAGTAAAACCTTATCATTATTTGGGAGTTTATAATGTGGGAGCAGACGATTTGACTCCTGATATCTCTAATTATGTTAATGATAACCATACAATTTATGATGTTAAAGTAACCCTTGGAGGAAGATTCGTAAAAAACAAATTTACTTATAGGAGAGGATTAAATTCTTTAAATTCACTTGATACATATTCACCATCAAATGAACCTGTTTATTCTACCGTAGAATTGGAAATGACAGGAGGTTTTCAAAAATTAACTTTTCCTATAACTTCTCTAACTCAAACAGGCGGTTTAGCAACTGTAACTACTTACGGTAGACACGGACTTGCCGATGGAGGAAAAGTTGTTATTACAGGAGTAAGTCCTTCCGCATATAATGGTGAAAAAGTTATTACGGTATCGGCAGATGAACCAACAAAATTTACTTTTTCTATAGATTCGTTTACTACTTCTCCGGCAACGAATATACCTGGTTCAAGTATGTTATATGATGAAAATGTATCGGTTAAATTTGGTATGACATATAAACACGTAGATGGCACAGAATTTCCTAACGTTATTGATAGATATCTCATTGGAACATCTGATTTTGAGGCGAATGATGTAATTACAGGATTTACCAGTGGCGCAAAAGCAACTGTAGCAAATTCTGGTTCAGTCTATGATGCCTTTCCTGGATTTCCTGGTAACAATGCAATTATTAGACCTAAGGAAGAAAGTACGGAAGCAGGTTCAATTGGTTCAATAGAAATATTAAATCCAGGTGTAGGATTCACAACTGCTCCCTCCGCTACCATGATTTCTACCGGTGACGGGACTGCTAGATTTAAAGTTACAATTGGAGCAGTAGGTGATGTTTATGGCAGATATTTCGATGAAAATGGTTTTATAGGTTATTCTAAAAAAATTATTGATAGTAATTTTTATCAAGATTATTCATATTCACTAAGAAGTAGTAAACAATTAAATGAATATGGAGAAATAGTAAAAAAACTTCTTCATCCTATCGGTACAAAATTGTTTGGAGAATTCAGACCACAGGGCGAATCTCTGAATTTTAGTTTTGATAATATGGTTGTGATGGAAGATGGTTCATTTTTACAAATAGAAAATTCATTTGACAAAATTAAGACCGAACAATATTTTGAACCTACACATAATGTAGCATTAAAAACGATTAATGATGCGACTAGTTCTTTAGGATTAACTATTACAGGTGGGTCTAATCTTGTTTTTGACCCTGATAATACTGAAAATTTGCCACAAGATTTTCCTGCTAATTCCATGGTCGTGATAGATGATGAGCAAGCATTTATGGTTTCATATGGCGAATTGAAAATGGAAAATTTTCTGAATGGTTCAGTTTCAACTGATTCTCTAAATGCCATATCTAGATTCATTGTTAATAATACAACTTCTACTTTCACAATCTCAGAAGATGTTACACAAATCAAAACAGACAATACAGTTGTAGGAGGAAAAGTATTATCACAGGAATTAAATCAATTTGGAAATACGGTTTTGCTTTTACATACATGTAATGGTAATTTTGAAGCAACATCTAATATTTCTTTTGGTTCTCATACTGCTAATTTGTTTTCCGTTGATTCAAATGTCATATTTGGCAATACTTTATCGGTAACATTAAGCCCTATATCTAATCTTATCAGAAATGAAACTACTTTAGTGGATGCCACAGTTGTTACTGAAAGACCTCATAACTTGAGACAAAAAGATAAAGTAATAATTTCTGGCGTGAATAAGGCGACATGGAATGGAACATATACGATTAATGTTGTTGACGATAAAACATTTGGTTATAGAGCATTTTCATTGTTAGATATAGGCGACCCATTAGATGATTCGAATAATTTAGAATTTTCAAATGCTACTGTTACGGTGGTGAGAGGGACTGATTTTCAAAATGACTTTGCCGTAAATGATGTCATCGTACTTAATAAAAGTAAAGAAGAAGCAAAAATTACTCAGATTATAAATTCTTCTTGCATCATCGCAAATACCCGTATAAGCACGGACGCCAGTTTTAAAATGGCATTAGAAAATAATGGAACTTTAGAATTAGAGGAAGATGGTAGTTATTTCGAGTTGAATACAAGAATACCTGCAATTTCAACTATAGATAATAAAAAAGATGAGTCATATTTCGTATATGAACAATTTATTAGAGGAACAACAAATTCTGCAGGTATATCGACCGGGCTTCCATTTTTATATGGATTTAACACAGATTTTTCCGATGACCTTATGGTAGGTGATGTAATCTCATTGTCATCTAATACTTCATTAGAAGCCGAAGTTTTAAACATAATCAATGTTGATAAATTGGTTTTGAGTAATAGTTCATTGAACGGTTCCGATGCAGGAAATGATTTATTGTTACAAACTGGTTTTTCAATGCTTATGGAAGATTCTGTACCTTTTCCGAGATTAAATTTGAGTAAAGGGTTAGGAGATGGCTCTAATAATCAAACCTTTTCATTGAAATCGACTAGAAATTTAGATTTGGAGGATACCGCAAATACGATGACGTTGAGTGGTGAGTATGATGGTTCTAATAATTTTGTCAGAATAAATGAGAGAATTGGTAGATTTACTAATTCAGGTTTATTATTGCTAGAAGATGGTATAGGAACATCTAATGCACAATATGTTGGCACAGTTTCACTAGAAGGTTCTTTTAAATTCGAAACTAACACAACTTTCAATAATCAGAATTTAAGAGTTATCAAATAGATTTTTTTTAATTTTAATAAATAATAATATGCCTAATTTAGTAACTAAAAAATTCAAAATACATAACGCAGAACAATTTGTCGAATCTTTAAGCGAAATTGATGCGACTACTCTATTCTTTTTCGTGGGTAAAGTTGACCCTTGGGAAAATGAGGCAAATGTTCCTCCTCCTACTGATTCTTTTGCGAATACTAATTATGATTATTGGAACCAAATGGTGGCGTGTAAAAAAATAACTCCATCCGAAGTGAGTCATGTATTACCTAGATATAATTGGAGGTTTGGAACATCTTATTCAGCATATAATCAAACGAATAGTGAATTATATGATGAAAGATTTTATGTTGTCACTGACGATTTTAATGTTTATAAGTGTATGCAAAATAACATTTCTAATGGTGCATCGACAGTAAAACCCACAGGAACAGGCACCCAAATTATAGAATTGAATGATGGTTATAAATGGAAATATATGTATTCCATCACTCCACAGGATGTTTTAAAATTTTCAACCAATCAATATATTCCTGTTAAAAAAATTACTACAGATGACATAGGAACAAAGCAATATGAAGTTGAACAATCATCCGTTCATGGCGCCATTGATATTATCAATAAAACGAGCAATGGTGATTTTAAAGTAATATTTACAGGAAGTCCAACAGACGAAAGTGGTGAAATTCAAGATTTTTTGCCTTATGAACAATTAGCAGGTTCGTCCACTAATAATTTGGCAAACATAGTTTTACATCAAGACGGTGCGGCTAATGTTACGGTTAGTTTTGTTGGTGAAAAGTTTGCAGTTAATGAGGAGGTAAAAGGAACTATATCAGGTGCGAGAGCAATAGTTTTCGAAGAGCCAAAAAGTACTTATTTGTTTGATGAAGGCACTTTAACTTCCGTACAAAATTCAACTGTCATGATTCTTTCTACTAGTGCTAATAATTCTGCCGATGATATTTATGTTGATTCTGAAGTTTTTATCGTTAATAATGCGGCACAAGGAGAAAAAAGTAAAATAGTAAAATATGATGCCATTTTAAGAAGAATTACAGTTGAACCTGCTTTCACTGTTGCTCCTAATACATCTTCAGGATATATTATTTCACCATCTGTAAATGTTTCAGGAACAGGAACTTTATGTACTGCCAGAGCAATAGGTAATAATAGTCATGGATTAACCGATGTTGTTGTAATGAATAAAGGGAAAGACTATGTAAATGCGAGTGCAAAATTTACCGCAAATGCTAGTCACGGCTCTGGTGCGAATGCTTTGCCTATTATAGGACCTTATGGAGGGCATGGCTCTAATGCATTAGAGGAATTGGGCGGTAACAAATTAATAGTTGATGTGAGAATATCAGGAAATGAATCTAGTTATTTCACTACAGATAATGATTACAGACAAGTTGGTCTATTGAGAGACCCTAAAAGTGAGGTAGATGCTAATGTTTTTTATACATCACCCTTATCCGACCAAGGTATAAAATTAATAATTAGCAATGTCTCAGGTAATTTCGAAAAAGATGAAAAAGTCTATATAGGAAATAATTTAGAAGAAAGTTCTGCTAATGGTGTTATAATTGATTATAGAAATAAAAATCTTCTAAGATTGACAAAGGTTGAAGGTGATTTTGATTTATATGATAATGGAACTTTTACAATTATAGGAGAAAATTCAGGTGCTACGGCACAAATTGCCAATAACGGTTATACAGGACCAGGAATAAAACCATATACAGGTGACATATTATATGTTGAGAATAGAGAAAAAGTTACTAGATTAAATGACCAGGTCGAAAATTACAAGATAGTTTTGGAGTTTTAATACATGCCTAAATTAACACAAGATTTCAACATTTTTCCATATTTTGATGATTATGACGAAACGAAAAGTTTTTATAAAATTCTGTTTCGTCCTGGTTACTCGGTTCAGGCCAGAGAATTGACTCAGATACAATCTATTTTACAGAATCAAATAGAAAAAACAGGTGATGTATTATTTCAAGATGGTTCTAAAGTTTCTGGTGGCGACTTATCAATTAATACTTCTATAAATTCATTGCAAGTTAAATTTGCTTATCAGGGAAATGAAATTAACATTGCCAATTTTAACGGTCGTTTGATTGAAGGTCAAACATCTGGAGCTAGGGCCGAGGTTATCACTTCCGCAATTTTTACTACATCGACTCAAAATACATTAATGATTAATTATGTTGATGATACTCTGTTTTTGGATGGGGAAGTTATTAGTACTATAGATGATGGAACTACTTATTTTGGTAATGTTGCAGGACCTGATGAGGGTTTGGCCGCATCTACGGAATTAGTAACATCTGTCGCATCTGGATTGGGTTCTACTGCATCAATAACTGAAGGATTATTTTATTTAGGCGGATATTTTATTTTTGTACCTGAACAGTCAATTATTTTAGACCAATTTGGAAACATTCCTACCTACAGAATAGGTTTGGATATTGTAGAAACTTTAGTTGATAGTGTAGAAGACACTAGTTTGTTAGATAATGCAATAGGCTCGCCCAATTATACTGCTCCTGGAGCAAATAGATATAAAATTTCTTTAAATCTTTTAAAGAAAAATTTCTACGAAGAGGGGGAGAGAATTTTACCCTCAGGCGTAACCTTTTCAGTTAATACTAGAGATAACAAATCAGGAACAGTTAATATTACAACCGCCACTGACCATAATTTAAAAGTGGG